CCGACGCGACGGGCGGCTTTCCAAAAGCGTTGTTAAACGTATCGAATTGCTCGCCAATCTTAGCAGCATGCTCATCTGAAAAACCTATTCCTTTCTTGGTAGGTAGGAACGGGTAGGCCTGGCCTTCTTGGTCAGCGAAATCTCCAAAGAAGATTCTGGTGACTAGTTGGTCAACAAGAGAAGCGCCTGCTATGACGCGGGGTAGTGGTTTCCTCACAGGGTTGGCTTGTCCCTTAGGGAACAGCCTGTCGGGGTCGCGCAGCCCCAACAACAGCCAGCTTACTGGCTTTTCTGAGCACTCGAGGAAGTCGTCGTTGCCGAAGATGATTCTTTCGGTTCGCTCTTTGGTGAGCTTTTTGATTTCTTCTTGGTGCTCTTCGAGGATGTTCCGGTTTTTGTCTCCGAAGAGTCGGTAGGGATATCCTGGCCCGCTTGTTGGCTTGATTCCGGCCTGAGCTTCTGCATAAGCTTCTTCAAACTCGCATTCGAAAGCATCTCTAGTTGTGAAAGGGAAAGTCCAGTTGACTCCGCCAGCTTCGTACAGATCTGCGATTTTCTCTGAGCACTCTTTGACTTCTTCTCCGTCCATTCTGATTCCTGGGGTTTTTGCTGAGTCGTGGTAGTCGCTGACTGATCGCAACAAAGCTTCTTCCCCGAGGTCGGGCATGGTGAACTTGTCTGAGGTTCCGGGGAACATGCAGTCGAAGAGTTCGACGACTGCTGGGTCTGGGGAGCTTTTTCCTTTCTTGGCGTACTTGCTTGCGCAGTTGCCTCCGATGAGGTAATTTCGTCCTTCGACTTTTTGTTCGGCAAATTGGTAGTTTGCTTTCCGGTGGAAATAGCTGCCGTTGATTGGCCCTCCGTCGGTCTTACCGGAGGGCTCGAAAAACCCTCTAAGACTGGCTGGCAGTCGGCATACTTAGCTTTGAAACTAGCAGCTTTCTGCTCGCTTTCCTTCTTCAGTTTCTCCAACAACTCCTTCTGCAGCTGTGCCGCAGCGAGGTTGAGAGCTTCCTTAGTAGGAACGGGGACCACAGGCGTTGACTCTGACTTGCTCTTTTCCTCGGTTTGAGTAGTAGGAACGAAATCAGTAGGCGTCACAAGAAGTGGCGCCGTGACCTTGAAATCATTAGCAGCCGAAACCTCGAAAGTGGTCTCGGTAGCGAGTCTTTCAGACTCGGCCGTGATGGCAATTTCCTTCCCGTCGCCGTGCTTACCCCAGTTAGACGTTCCGGCAATATACATCGCCCTGTCAGTCCGGGTAGCTTTGGCATCGGCTCCTTGCCTCCCTCCGTCGCCGCCATATTTGCGGCCCTTCTGGGTAGGCGTCTCGTAAGTCCTTTTCTTAGCAAATTCCTCGCGAGC